CTGCAGACTTACGATTTGACAACATTTAGTATGGAGCCTGAATGGGAAGACCAAGGAGATTTAGCTGCAGTTGAATGCGAATTTGAAACTGATACTGTTATAGCTAATATAGGCGGGTATGAGCCTAAATTGGCGCGAGGTGATTTTAATAATGATTACAATAACGATTATAAAACAGAGTAAAAATGGCTAATTGGCAAATACTAAAAGCTGCTATTGCTGATGTTATAAAGACTAACGGCAATCAAGAAATTACTGGACAAGTTCTTCAAAATGTGCTGAATAACATAATTAGCAATCTTGGCGCAAATGCTACATTTGCGGGAATTGCAACACCTGAAACAAATCCGGGAGCGCCAGACCAAAATATATTCTATATTGCGTATGAAAGTGGAACATATTCCAATTTCAGTGGAATAATATTGCAAAAAGAGATTGTTTTTTTTGTAAACAAAAATGGGATTTGGAAAAAAGAAGAAACCGGAATTGCCTCAGTTGAAAAAATGGAGGAATTGAAAATATTAATAAATACAATTTTAAATAATACAATAAATACGATTTTAAATGCAATAAAAAATGAAATTGTATCAAATGTAACTATTGATGATAATGGTGCAGGATATACAGCGGCAGGAAGTACAGCGGGCAATGGTTGGGTAAAATCTGATTTTTTACCAATAAACTATGGGGATAAAATAGAGTACAAACTTGACGGATGGCAAAATTTTTGCATTTTAGCATTATTCGATTCTGAAAAACGAAGAATTTTAGAAAATCAAATTGTTGGAGCAACGAGCGTGTATAGTGGTTACGGAAACTTTAAAGAGGGAATATATGTAAATACAAACAAAAATGTAAAATTTGCAATTGTTCAAACAAGGCAAGAAACTTTACAAAGCGCAAACGCAAAAATTATTAATTATGTAGATAATTTTATTAATAAAGTTGAGTTTGAGGCTTATAAGAAAGAAAATGAAAATGGGAAAAAAGAACTAACAGAAAGTATTGCACAGATAGACGGAGTGTTATATTCTAATGAGGGGGATAATATAATTATCAACAATTCATCTGGTAATGGTATTGCCTATTCAAACGGTAGTAACGCTGGTAGTGGTCATTATGTAACAGAAAAGATAGCAGTATTTGAAGGGGATAGAATTGATTATACCTTATCAGAAGCAAGTAATTTCTGTATGATTGGCGCGTGGAAAAATGGGGTGTATTCTCAGTCTGATTCAGTTGCTGGAATTGCGTCTTTAACGAGCGGTACATATATTGTACCCAAAGGAATTACAGAAGTTAAACTTGGAACAAACGTATATCAAGGGGCAACAGCCAAGATTATAAGAAAAGAATTTAGATTTATTACAAAAGAAGAATTTACTAAAATTAAAAATATAAAACCATTCAACACAGATATAGATGAACATCTAATTGATGAGGTGTGTGGAAAATTCTATGGAGAAAGAGCTATTGCCCATAATAAGTATATGACTTCTGCAAGTAAGATTGTATATGTTGATACAGTTGAAGGTAACGATGATAATAATGGATTGTCTCAAGATACAGCTATAAAAACTCTTACAAAAGCAAATGAAATACTTATAGATGGTGACACTCTGTTAATAAAAAGAGGTAGTGTATTTATTGCCGAAGAAACTATTGAAAAAAATGGCATTATCATTGATTGTTATGGTGACCCTACAAAAGAAAAACCAACTTCATACAACCTTATCGACGTAACAAATTCTACAGATATAGAAAAAGTAGTTGGTTATCAGAATATATATAGAATTGCATGGGAAAACAAAGGCGCAAGTGAAAGTGACAGAGCTGCAATACAAGTATTTGTAGATGGGAAAGCCTGTGGGGACTGGACGATATATACAAGATATGCTCCAAGCGACTATGACGTAATAACCCAAGAAGGAGCAATGAAGTATCTTGATGAAAATGTAGATGACGCTGCGTGGTGCGATGCTTACTTAAACAATGGGTTCAGTAATGGATGGGAACCTGGAACAAATTATATATACTTTGCAGTATCATTTGACGCAACAGACCAGGCAACGCTAAATAATCACAAGATTCAAATCACAAGAAGTGTAGGGCAGTTGGTTAAGTTTACAGGAAAAGATACCGACTTGCGAAACTTTATATGGCAAACAATATGCTTTAATGTAGTTGACCCGTGTAAATTTAACGAAAATGTAGAATTATACAATTTTGTAAGACATGGATTCCATTATGAATGTTCTTGGTTTATGAACTGCAAAACAGATGTTTTGGAGGGTATTGGTAAACATTATCATTATCAGCCTAAGAACGACCAAACGTATTATGAGGAAATTATAATTTTTGGATGCAAGGCAATAAGTAGGAGAAAAGATAGGCGGGGAGAATTGTTTGATGGGCATGGATCTAATACGTCTACTCCCGTTGTAACATATAATAGGGCATACGTTATTAATTGTTATGCAGAAAACTTATTATATGCGTCAGATTCTCCCAATATAGCTAATACATACATAAAAAACATAACATTAAATAATTGTGCGTCAATAGCTACATATCGAAATAATACAATAATTGATGGAGTGTTTGGAACATTAAATTCAATTTCTAAAACGCCGATTATAACACCACCAACAAAAAACCAAAATGGGAAATTAAAAAATACTCATTTAAAGGTAATATCTGAAAAAGGAGGAGCATATCTAATGTACGATGTAGGATATAATAAACAATATGGTTATTTGACTTTTGACAATGTATCTATATTGATTTATAAAGAAAGTGAAGATGAGAGTACTAATGAATTAGCAACCACATTTTCGTTTTGGAATGGAAATTCTAATTTCTATTTCAGTAATTGTACATTTGCTTGTAACCATAAAAGCGGTGCAGTTGAAAAGTTTGCAAGAGATACTGATAATGTTACAGATTTCTCTAATATTAATTTTAAAAACGTTGTAATAGCAGGTATAGAAAACAATAAAAATATTATTAACAGCAATATACAATGGTTAAATAACGTTGATGATTTATTTACAATAGAAAATCAATTAAGATTAATGTATATATCGGATGGGGAAATTAAAACATTAAGTATGTAGTATAATATATGGAAAGAATTATGAATTGGGAGCAATGACGTATAATCGCCATTTCCACGGTTAGCCCGTTATTTGGGTATTTAACCCCGACAAAGTGTTTTGTATATGCGTTAGTGGTAATGTTTGCATTCAATATTTGGCCGGGAATGAGGGCGGACGGCGTGGCGATTGTGTGATGCAAAAACTTTTCGTTCCGGAAGTTTAAAAACGCATTGTTCAGTATTTACAACAATAACTTTGGCGGCATTATTTATAAAATAATTTCTTGCAGAACTTAATCCTATGTATAAGGAAAAGCAAGAAACAGAGCAGCGCTTCGGCAAGATTGAAGGTTCTATCGGTGAAATGAAAGAACTCATGAAAAAGCAGCAGGAAATGATGGAGAATTTCATCAAAAAATTTGAAAGCTAAAAGTTATGGGACACAGATTAAAATGTATCATAGTAAAGCATCATACGTGCGACCATGATAAGGAGCACGAAGATGAAGAGGATGTAGTAGTAGAAAGCAGAATAGCTACTCCGCATGGTGAGCATAAGGTTAAATTTGATTTGCCTTATGAGCAAACAGCCAACGCTCTTATGTCTGCAAAAGGATATTCAGAGTATGTTAAAAAACATGGCTATCATTTTACCGATGCCCTTGCAGAGCATGCGAGCAAGATGATGGAAAATGCAAATGGCCAAAGCCATTCATGGACTGCCGCACAAGTCAAGAAGTCTATTGAAAGTTTAGGTCTGAGCATTCCTAGCAAAGTTACAAATGGAGATGTAACTTATCTTGCTAATATGTACTATGCAGACCTTTATCCTGACCCTCTTAAAGATGAAGCATCATGCCTCAGAGCTGCTTATAAAGTAGCAAATGACCCTGATGGCTATGAGGGCATGATATTCTGCAGATGGACTGCTGACGCAATCGGAAAAGCAATCAAGTTGGACTGGGAAAAATTCGTATAGTATGTTAGAACTGATTGAAGCAAAGAACTTTGGCGGACTAATGTTTTTCATAGCTATTAGAGTTGGCATTATTTTAATCTGCTGGATTTTCATGATACTAAGCAGTATCGTAGACTTCTGGAGTGGAACAACGACAGCAAAAGCACTTGGCCAAGCGTTGATGTCGCATGGATTTCGTAGAACAATTACAAAAATCGGCGATTATGTAAGGCTGATGCTTTTTGCTCTTATGTTTGATATACTTGGAAGCTTATTATCATTCTATATAATTCCATTTGCCACAATTCTATGCACTATAGCTGTAATCTATATTGAAGGTAAATCTGTTGTGGAAAATAGTAAACGCAAAAAGGCTCATGCTGCAGATGTACCTGATATAGTAAAGAAGATTGTGCAAGCAGCCACTGCAGAGCAAGGCCACGAAATACTTAATGAAATAACAAAAATAATCACCTTAAACGACAAAAAGAAATGAGAAAGATAAATAAAATCATAGTCCATTGCTCTGCTACTCCTGAAGGACGAGATGTTAAAACTGAGACCATACGAGATTGGCATGTGAATGGTAATCATTGGAAAGATATTGGTTATCACTATGTGGTTGAGCTCGATGGCTCTGTTCATAAAGGCAGAGATGAAAGTGTAGTTGGAGCCCACTGCTCAGGTCAAAATGCAAATTCTATAGGAATATGCTATGTAGGAGGCGTTGCTAAAGACGGTAAAACTCCTAAAGATACGCGCACTGAGGCTCAAAAGCAATCTTTACTCGAATTGCTGAAAAGCTTAAAGGTAAAATACCCAAACGCTACTATTCATGGACACAGAGAATTTGCAGCTAAGGCATGCCCCAGCTTTGATGCTAAGTACGAGTATAAAGACCTCTGAAGCACATAAAAACCATTCTCGTAATAATTTCTTATACACGAGAATGGTTTTATTATAAAGTATGAGTAAATCTAAATAGTAATAATAACATATAGCGAGAATACGCGAGAATAATTAAAGCATGAAAAAGATAATCATAAAAATTGCTATAATAGCTGTTGCTATATTAGCATTAGTGTTAGCTTTCCATAAAATACATAAGCTAAAAGAAGAGAATGCAAGGCTTAAAAGCAATCAAGAAATATTGCTTACAGAAAATCAAGTAATTATGGCTGAAAGCCAGAAATACAAAGTGTCTGACAGCCTTAGTGCCGCAAGAGTATCTCAACTCGAACTTACTCTTAAGGAATACAAAAAATATAGAAGCGAAGACTTAGAGCTTATTGAGCAGTTAAAAGCTGGAAAATCAGACTTACAAAGGATAATTTCCTCTCAATCAGAAACTATAAACATATTATCTGCCAAGCTTAATGACTCTATAAGAATTGATACTATTACTAATATTACAGATACGCTTAAATGCTTTAACTACAAATCTAAATGGACAGATATAAACGGGCGCATAAGTTTAAGGCATGATAGCATTGATATACAAATCAAAAATAGGGAGTCCTTAAAAATTGTTGAGACTGTATCATATAAGCGCTTTTTAGGTTTTCTATGGAAAACTAGTAAAGTGAAAAGTAGACAGGTAGATATAGTAAGTGAAAACCCAAATACAGAAATAACAAACTGTGAGTATATATCTATAAAGCAGTAAACAATGGTAAACAATAGAAACAAATCATTGTTTACGTGAAAAGTGCTCAAAATCAATCACTTATAAAGGCTGTAAACAAATAAACAATAAAAATTATAAATCTTTTATATAGTAATATGTTGACTTTTGTCTAATAATTATGTTAGTCGGAAATTAAAAAGTTAACTTAGAGCAATATAAGGCTTTGTTTCTATTGTTTCTATTGTTTACAGCCTTTGTTATATTGGATTGCCGAAGAAAAGTTATTAGAAATATTGTTTATATTGTTTACAGCAAATATAGAAAATAACGCGGCACTGTAATAAAAATTTTTTTCAAAAAATAATATAGAAAATTTTTTTATTTCGAGAATAAATACTATATTTGCATATCGAAAATGAGAAAATAAAATTTACCAATAATATGGAACAATTTAATATAAGTAATGTGATAGAGCACTATAAGTTAAATACAGAAGATTTAGCGAAGGTGCTATTTCCTACTGTTAAATATCCTAAACAGGCTTTTGACAGAGTTCTTAAGGGAGAAGCCAATCTGGATATTATGCAAGTAGAAAGACTGGCCTCACATATAGGCGTGTTAGTAACTGACCTGTTCTCAGTAAATACCTGGAAAGGTTCATCAGAAGACGGATGTCTGGTCATGCTGAAAGGAGAATACAAGGTAAAACTTAATTATAATGGCGTGTACGTGTCTATATATAAGAATAATAATCTTATATGCCAAAATATTTCAAACGTACCAAGCATGACAGTGCAAGAGTTTATTAACTATATAGATAACTTTATTAAAAATTACGAAAATGGAAACAATTAAAATTTCAGTTGAAGTAAGTGTAAACTTATCAGAAAGTACACAGAATTTTATTAAATCAATGTTTGCAGCGGGAATTCCAAGTGGAGCTCAAGTAGCTGCTCAAGTAGCTGCTCAGGTTGCTGCTCAACCCGCAAAACCAGCTCCTCAGCCAGCTCAACCGGTAAAGCCTGCAGCTCCAGCGGCTCCAACTCAACCTGCAAAACCAGCAGCTCCAGCTCAGCCTGCTCAACCTGCCCCGACAAAACCCGTTGCTCCAGCTGCGCCTTCAGCACCTGCTGCTCCGGCTGCTTCTTCTGCGAATAAGAGCATTGAAGACGTAAGAGAAATGCTTGCACAGAAAGTCAATGCTCATCGTGATGCTATTAAGAGCAAACTTAATAAACTCGGTGCTTCGAGCGTAACAAAGCTTGACCCTTCTAAGTATGATGAAATGTATGACTTCTTAGCAAATCTTGTGTAATTATGCCTCAAACATCTAAAGTTTTACAAAATCACAGCCAAAGGAGTCATGCACTCCTCTCAGCTTCAGGAGCAGGACGATGGCTTAATTGTACTCCGTCAGCAAAGCTTGAGGACGAATACGGAGAAAGAAAATCATCAGTATATGCAGAAGAAGGTACATTAGCCCATGAGCTTTCAGAGCTTTATTTGAGCAGAGATGTTCTTGGAACAATTGATGAAAAAGCATTTGACTCGAGGTTAGAGCAGATTATGGCAAATGACCTGTTCAATGATGAAATGCTTGATGTAGTACCTATCTACACTGACTATTGCTCAGAACAATTCGCAGAAGCTCAAGTTGTGGACTCATTAGCAGTAATGGAAATTGAACAGAAACTCGATTTGACAGAGTATATTCCAGAAAGCTTCGGAACAGCTGACTGTTGTATAGCTTATGGTAATGTCTTAGAGGTTATCGACTTGAAATACGGAAAAGGTGTTCCAGTATATGCTGAATGGAATAAGCAATTAATGCTCTATGGACTGGGAGCATTACGTAAGTATGATATGGTATACGACATAACAGAAGTACGATTGACAATTGTACAGCCTCGTATCAACAACATATCTACATGGCAAATATCCGCGGATGAACTTCGCCAATGGGCTGAAGAAGAGCTTAAGCCAAAAGCGCAACTTGCCTTCGAAGGAAAAGGAGAACTTAATGCTGGAGATTGGTGTAGATTTTGTGCTGTTCGCAATCAGTGTAGAAAACTGTATGAGCAACAACTTGAAATCGCTAAACACGAATTTGCAAAGCCTGCTCTTCTTACAGATGAAGAGATTGCAGATGTCGTAAGAAGAGCTCCTGAATTTATTTCGTGGATAAACTCCATTACAGATTATGCTTTAGTACAAGCTGTCACTGAGGATAAGCAATGGCCAGGACTCAAAATTGTAGAGGGCATAAGCAGACGCAAATGGATTGATGATGAAGACACCGTAACAAATACTATATTTGCTCGTTGCCCAGAGCTTTCAGAAGATGAAATTTTCAATATGAAGCTCAAATCAATCACAGATATTGAAAAACTGGTCGGCAAAGCAAGATTTAAAGAGCTTTTATCTGACGTGGTTATTAAGCCTCAAGGTAAACCTACTCTTGTACCTCTTGAAGATAAAAGACCGGCAATGGGATATGCTCAAGCACAATTAGACTTTAAAGATTAACAGATATGAAAAATCATTCAAATGCAGGATTGTTTATGCCTACATCTTCTATATGGAATGTTGGTTATGGTCCCAGAGAATATGGGATTTACAGAATGTCAAGACCTAGAAAGAAATTGAAAGGCTGGCAAAGAGAATTAAAACGCAAAAACAAATAAAGTATAAACATTTTAATAAATTACAATTATGGAAAATTCAACTAAAGTTACAACTGGTAAAGTAAGATTTTGTTATGCAAACGTGTTCGAGCCAACCGCCATGAATGAAGGCGATACTCCGAAATACAATGTCTGTATTCTTATCCCGAAAGATGATGAGAGGACAGTGAATGCTATCAGAAAAGCTATTGAAGCAGCTAAACAAGCCGGTAAAGCTAAGCTTGCAAATAAGAATGGCCAAATTCCAGCCGATGCTGCTTTGAAACTTCCTCTTCGCGATGGAGATGCAGAACGTCCTGATGACCCAGCATTCGAAAACATGTATTTCATCAATGCTAATAGCAATCGTAGGCCAGGTATTGTGGATAAAAATCTTGCTCCTATTATGGAAAGAGAAGAGTTCTACTCTGGATGTTATGGCCGTGCGTCTATTAACTTCTATGCCTTCAACGTATCTTCAAAAGGTATAGCTGCTGGGCTGAATAATCTTCAGAAGCTCTCTGACGGAGAAATGTTGGCCGGAGGCTCTACTCCAGATGAAGACTTCGGTGGAGAAAATGCATGGGATGATGACCTCATGTAATTGCACTTAACTACATAGAATTCAGTTGTTAGTAAATTTTATAGCGAAAACCTGTGAAGGCGAGTAGCTATATTTCATATAAGGAGCAGTAGTTTAATGGAAAAACATATTTCGGAAACCGTCTGTGGAAACCAAATACTTATAGGTTCGACTCCTATCTGCTCCACATTAATTTTAAAACTATATAATATGGATAATAAAGTAACAGTAATAGATACTTTAACAGATGAGTATTTATTCACAGGAACAATAGAAGAGTGCAAACAGTACATAAAAGAGCATGATAATGGTTTTTTCACTATAATACCCTAAATATATGGCAAAACATCTTTTTATAGACAACGAAACGTATTCATCGGTAGACCTTAAAGAGTCAGGCGCTTATAAATATATAGAGTCGCCAGATTTTGAAATACTTATAATAGGCTATGCAATAGACGATGGCCCAGTAAAGCAAATTGATTTGGCATGCGGAGAAGAAATGTCAGAAGAGTTTGAAGATGCTCTGTTTGACCCTGAATGCCTAAAAGTCGCACATAATGCTGTGTTTGAAAGGCTGAACTTCAAACGAATTGGCTACGATATTCCAGCAGAGCAGTGGTATTGCACATCTGTAAAAGCTGCTTATTGCGGTTTACCTCTTTCATTGGATGGTGTATCAAAAGCTCTTAATCTTACTGATAAAAAGCTCGATACTGGTAAAGCACTTATCAAGTATTTTTCATGCCCTTGCAAAGCAACTCGCGTAAATGGAATGCGCACGCGTAACTATCCAAAGCATGCTCCTGAAAAATGGGAAATGTATAAGGAATATAACAGATATGACGTATTAGCAGAGCGTGAAATATTCCACAAACTAGAAAAGTATGAAATACCTGAGATAGAACGCAGAATGTATGTTCTTGACCAGAATATCAATGACAGAGGCATTCTTGTAGATATGGAATTAGCAAAGTCTGCCATTGACGTAGATAATACGTATACTTCTATATTAGTTCAGCATGCTCAGCAGCTAACAGGACTCGAAAATCCAAATTCACCGACTCAGATAAGACAATGGATTGAGAAGAAAACAGGTAACGTAGTATTATCTCTTTCTAAAGAAACAATGCCTGATTTATTTAAAGAGTTTGCTGGCTATCCAGATGTAATAGAGTTGCTTAATATACGCAAAAAGCTATCAAAAACATCTATCAAGAAGTATTACGCAATGATTAATTGTGCTATGAGCGACAATAGAGTGCGTGGTACATTCCAATTCTATGGCGCAAATAGAACAGGAAGATGGGCAGGTAGATTATTACAGTTGCAGAATTTGTCTAAAAACCATATTAGCCACATAGAAGTACCTAGAGAATTAATCAGAGCTCGCGACTGGGAAACTGTTGAAATTATGTATGATGATGTTGCAGATATTTTGTCCCAGCTAGTAAGAACAGCTCTTATAGCATCACCTGGAAAAGTATTTAGCGTTGCTGACTTCTCAGCAATTGAAGCCAGAGTAATATCTTGGCTTGCTAATGAAAAATGGCGTATGGATGTATTTAGGGGCGATGGTAAAATCTATGAAGCAACAGGGGCAAAGATGTTCAATGTTCCTATTTCATCTATTACGAAAGGTTCTGTGCTGCGTGATAAATCAAAAATCTCAGAACTTGCACTCGGTTATGAAGGTTCGTTAGGAGCTCTTAAGCGAATGGGTGGAGAACGTATGGGACTATCAGACACTGAAATGATGAGCCTGGTGCGTAAGTGGCGCATGGCCAATCCAGCAATCGTAGACATGTGGAAAGAGATAGACGAAGCCTCAAAAGAAGCAGTTAGATATAGAAGACCTGTTACATGTACTTGCAGAAACATTATATTTGATTGCGACGGAGAATTTATGACAATTCAACTTCCTTCTGGTAGAAAGCTATTCTACTATCATCCAAGATTTAAGGATAAAAAGATAGGTAGGTCTACAATGCCAACACAGGTATTATGCTACGAAGGAGTTGTACAGGAAACTAAGCAATGGGGCGAAATAGATACTTATGGAGGTAAACTTACTGAAAACATAGTGCAAGCTATATCTCGTGATTTGCTTGGAAATTCTATGCTCAATCTTGAAAACTCAGAATATTATCCTGTATGTCATATACACGATGAATGCCTTGTTGAAGTTCCAGAAGAAAATGCTAAAGAGTATTACGAAGAAATGATTTACATAATGAGTACTCCTCCAGATTGGGCTTCAGACCTTCCACTTAGAGCTGATGGATATACTACACCATTTTACTTAAAAGACTGACAATGATTTGGGTATGTTTATATTTTTTGTATGCATATTATGCAAGTAGATAAATTAGAATATGATGGTAATTTAAGCATAGCTGTTGGATTAAATGTTTCAAGTAAAATATGGAAAAATACCAAAATAACTTGGAGTAATTTAGTTCAAAAGCTAGCCACTCCAGTAGTAACTACTGAAACATATAAGCGGTTTATAAATGCCACAAAAGAAGAACAGGGAAAGATAAAAGACGTAGGCGGATTTGTTGGCGGATTTCTTACAAATGGTAGGCGTGATAAAACAAATGTACTTTATCGCCAATTAATTACACTTGATATTGATTTTTCCCATGATAATTTCTGGTGGGACTTTACAATGCTATTTGATTGTGCTGCGGTTATTCATTCAACCCATAAGTCATGCCCTGAAAAGCCACGACACAGATTGATAATTCCACTTGATAGAGAAGTATCGCAAGAAGAATATCAAGCTATTGCTCGAAAAGTCGCTGGAGACCTAAACATTGATTTGTTTGATCAGTCGACTTTTGATGTAAATAGACTTATGTTCTGGCCGTCTGTATCATCAGATATGGAGTACTACTTTGAATTTCAAGACGGACCTTTTCTTGAAGCCGATTATATTCTTGGGCTATATAATGATTGGCATGATACGAGTGAATGGCCAACTGCTACAGATAGCACAGATGTAATAATGCAAGCTATCAAAAAGCAAGAGGACCCAGAAGATAAAAAAGGCATAATTGGTGTTTTCTGCCGTACTTATACTATACAAGAAGCTATTGAGACTTTTCTTTCAGATGTATATACACCAGCTGGAGAAGGACGATATACATATATAAATGGCTCTACAGCTGCGGGCTTAATAGTCTATGATGATAAATTTGCATATTCTCATCATGGAACAGACCCTGCTGGAGATAGACTATGTAATGCATTTGACTTAGTTCGCATACATAAATTTGGCCATTTAGATACAGGCAAAGAAAAAGAAGACAAAGATAAAAAGAGCTTTAAGGCAATGGAAGAATTTGCCTCTAAGGACTCTACAACAAAAAAGCATATTGCTGAAGAAAAGTTTGCTGAAGCTAAATTCGAGTTTGCAGAAGAAGCAAAAGCAGAAGTTCCTGAAGAATATGATACTTCATGGACAGAAGAGCTTGACGCTAATACAAAAGGCGAATATGATAATTCTGCCAATAACTTGAATATAATAATTCAGCATGACCAATTCTTAAAAGATGTATTTAAGCTAAACATTTTTGATAATAAAAGATATGTTACACGTTCGTTACCATGGCGTAAAGTCGATACTGTGGAGCCTCTTCGTGATGTTGACTATTCTGGTGTTCGTAATTACATTGAGTGTGTTTACGGCATTGTGTCAAGTCAAAAAGTGGACGACGCGCTTGCGCTTGAATTTGAAAAGAAAAAGTTCCATCCGATAAGAGAGTATATATGTGCTCAAAAGTGGGATGGCATACCGAGAGTTAATACATTATTGATTGATTATTTTGGAGCAGAAGATAACGCTTATACTAGAGCCGCCATTAGGAAGACGTTGGTGGCGGCTGTTGCGAGGGTATTCGAGCCAGGTATTAAGTTCGACACAGCGCTTATACTTGTCGGAGAACAAGGAACATATAAAAGTACTTTCGTTAAAAAGCTCGGCATGGAATGGTTCTCAGATACATTCACGACTGTGCAGGGCAAGGAGTCATTTGAACAGATACAAGGGGCGTGGCTAATTGAAATGGCAGAACTTTCAGGCCTTAAGAAAGCAGAAGTAGAGTCAATCAAGCACTACATATCAAAAAGAGAAGATATGTTCAGGCCGGCGTATGGTAGAACAGTAGAAACATATAAGCGTCAATGCGTATTTTTTGGTACTACTAACAACAAAGATTTCTTACGTGACCCGACAGGAAATAGACGATTTATGCCTATAGACATAAGGCCAGAATATGCTACAAAGTCTGTAAATGATGACCTTACACAAGATGAAGTAAATCAAATATGGGCTGAAGCATATCAGTTATATTTAGCAAAAGAGCCTTTATATCTTGTTGGTGATGAAGATATAATTGCTAAGATTGAGCAACATAAACACTCAGAGGCAGATGAGCGAAAAGGTATTATTGAAGAATATATTAATACTAAATTTCCAGATGACTGGGATAAAATGGACCTGTACGACAGAAGACGTTGGCTTGAAGACCCATTGTCTAAAAACGGTACAGTGCAAAAAGACTTTGTCTGCATTGCTGAAGTATGGTGTGAGTGCCTTGGCAAAGATAAGACAGAAATGTCAAGATATAATACCAGAGAGGTTAATGAAATTCTTAGGTCATTGCCTGAATGGGAAGCTATAGCATCCACTAAGAACTTTCCTTTATATGGTAAACAGAAATACTATAAACGTAAAGATAGCTTATTATGATAGTAAATTTTTATAAATTCAGCGGGTGCATAAATGAATCAGTTCTGTTATGCTCAAAAAATATAGAATGCATACCAGCTTTAGAAACTTTTATTAAGTATTCTGGCCAGTACTTTAAGGTAATTAAAGTAATTTTAGATTTAGATAACATTAAGTGTAACGTTTATATGAAAAGAGCATGAAATACATAATATTTAGAGCAACTTGTTGGTTTTCTGATGGTTCTAAAAGAACTATAAAGTATGATGAAAGCAATGTTACAGAAAAGAATGCGTGCAATGATATAAATGCTTTTAAAGCAAACTTAAAAAATAAACTTAATACATCATTGCAAATATTAGGAATAACTGTTACGAATATAGCTTTAGTATATGAAGAAAGAGACGGTAGACAGTGAAAAAGTTGTAGAGCACAAATTGGTTGAGCTTGTTAAGATAAATGGTGGCATGTGTATAAAACTGCTGTGTGACCAACTTATAGGCTTACCAGATAGAATGTGCTTATTTCCAGGCCATAAAATAGTTTTTGTGGAATTAAAAACAACTGGACGAAAGCCTAAACGCATACAGGCATATATGCACAATAAGCTTAGAGCTTTGGGTTTTAGAGTTGAAGTAATAGATACGATAAAAGGTGTTGAACAATTTATAGATAGTATAATTTATGATAAGTAACATAGTTGCATTTATAATAGGTGCTTTGTTTGGTTTAGCTTGTTTAGCTATATTTAACAGTAACAAAAGATGAAAGAAACAGATTTACATAAATACCAATTAGCTTGCGTGCAGCATATAATCGAGCATCCATTTTGCGGTGTATTTGTAGATATGGGCCTTGGCAAAACCATATCAACTCTTACTGCTATAAATTATTTGATGTTTGATTATTGTGAAGTTAATTCTGTATTAGTTATAGCTCCAAAACGAGTGGCTGAGTCAGTTTGGCAAGAAGAAGCAGAGAAATGGGAACATACAAAGCATTTGCGCTTTTCTAAGATTATAGGTACTGCTAAACAGCGAATAGCAGCTGTTATGGAAACAAAAGCTGATATTTATATCATATCAAGAGATAATGTTGCATGGCTTTGTGCTTTATATGGCGGAGGCAAATTACCTTTTGATATGGTAGTAGTCGATGAGCTTAGCAGTTTTAAGTCTTATAAATCAGAGCGTTTTAAGGCATTACGTGGAGCTAGACCTTATCTTAAAAGGTTAGTAGGACTGACAGGAACTCCGGCTCCAAATGGACTTATTGATTTGTGGCCTCAAATATATCTTATGGATAGAGGCGAGCGCCTTGAAAAGACAATATCCAGATATAGAGAAAGGTATTTTCGGCCAGGCCAAACAAATGGTCATGTCGTATATTCATACGATTTGATGAGTGACTCAGAATATTTAATACATAAGAAAATAGAGGATATTTGCATAAGCATGAAAGCCGATGATTATCTTGAAATGCCGTTTAGGACAGATAACTATATAAAGCTTAGAATGCCTGAAGCTCTAAAGAAGCAATATGATGACTTTGAAAAGAATAAAGTATTTGACTTATTCAAATCAGAGCAGGAATATTTGGATAATGCAGATAAGTGGGTAGATAAACCTGTGGAAGTAAACGTAGTCAATGCCGCTGCCCTTTCAAATAAATTACTTCAATTTGCTAATGGAGCTATATATGATGAAGAAAGAAATGTGTTTCCAATTCATGATATTAAGCTTGAGGCTCTTAAAGAGATAATCGAGGATGCAAATGGCCAATCTGTGCTTGTAGCATGGACCTATCAGTTTGACAGAGATAGAATTGTTGAGTATCTTAAAAAATACAAGCCAAGAGAGCTTAAAAACAATAAAGATATTGAAGACTGGAATGCTGGTAAAATACAAGTTATGTTAGCGCATCCAGCATCAGCAGGCCATGGGCTTAATCTTCAAGCAGGAGGCAGTATAATAGTTTGGTTTGGGCAAACATGGAGTCTTGAATTATATCAGCAGTTTAATGCTCGATTATATCGACAAGGACAGCAAAATCATGTTGTTATAAATCATTTGATATTGCAAGGCACTCATGATGAAGATGTAATCAGAGCACTTAAAGCAAAAGATAAAAAGCAAAATGCCTTAATGGATAGCATAAAAGCAAAAATTGACAAATATAAAAAATTTATGTAATATGGGACGTAATGGGAAACAAGCTCCAGTATTTCTGGAAATGGTAAAATTTGTAAATGACAATGTTGGTAAGGTTGTCAGCTCGAGCGAAATTCTA